AGAAAGAGCACGCCAGGCGTCTGCGAGGAATCGGCGAGGAGCGCCTGGTCGTCGGAACCGACTGTGACGGCGGCGACTGTGTCGGCCGCCGTGCCGGCGAGGATGTCGCCCTTCGCGCCGACGGCGTAGTTCGTGGTGTCGGCGACGTACTTCAGGCCATCGGCCTGCGCCGAGTCCGCGACAAGCCGCGTCTCGTTCGCGCCGACAGCCTTGCGCACCGCGGTATTATCCGCGGTCCCGACGATCAGGTCGCCCTTCGCGTCGATCAGCGACTCCGAAAGAGCCGCGTTCGTCCCGCCCGAGCTACTGCCGCTTCCGCGATCTACGCCGAAACCAGCCATCTATTTCCCCGCTTCTTTCTGGCAGTGCCCGGCTTCAAGGACGACATCGAGCACGCGGCACACGATGCGGCAGAAGCGGCACGGACTCGACGTCGCGAGCTCACGGCCGCACTCCTTCGAGATCGTCGCGCGCCCGTTCCAGCCTAGAAGCGCCGCCGCCAGCATGTCCATCGAGTGCATCACGTTCCCCGCGTAGCGCAAACTGAAAAACGCGCCGACGATCGCGAACGCCGGGGAGAAGATCGCGGCGAGCGAGAACAGAACGAAGAGGACGGGGACGGTGATGTACTTGAGGTATTTCACGGCGGGATCTCCCTACTTACGGCCCTGCGAGCCCTGGAAAGGGATGGTGCCTTCGAGCTCGTCGGTCTCGACGACCACTTCGCCGGTCTCGTCGACGCGCTCGTAGTCCGGGTGGTTCTTCATCTCTTTCGCCTCCCACGCGGTGCCGAGTTCGAGCAGCTTCGCAGTGGGGTTCGACTTGCAGCGGTAGTAATACGTCATGCTTCGCTCCTTTGAGGTTGACTAGCGGCGGGTGTAGTACACCTTCGTCACGGCCGCATTCGTGACCGTGCTGGACACGCCGGTCTCGACGGCAATCGGCGGGTTGAAATTCACCTGGCGGTGCGTCTCGAACACGGCGCCGTCCGCCAAGCACAACTCGATGGACGCGATTGCCGTGCCGGCCGCGGTGGCTGCGTCGAAGAGGTCGATGCGCGCTTGCGCGGCGCCGTCCGCGTGCTCCACGGCGATAGCGTGGATGAGCAGCGGGAACAGAAGACCGTTGGTCGCGGCGCCAGCACTCGCGGTGATTGTGGCAACCTTGCAGGGATCGGACATCTACTTCTCCTCTTTCACGTATTCGTTGAGCCCGAGAGCGTCGATGACGTCTGCGGTGTAAATTTTCTGCCCGACGTGCCCAAGCTTGATGCTGGGGTCGAGCCAGGCTTGGTATCCGAGCGCCGCCGCGTCCTCGAAGAACGCGACGTCCTCGCCGAGCGCGCCGCCGTTCGGCCGGCGGCCGATCCGGAAGATGTCCGGGTGGCTCATGCCGTTGAGCGAGTCCGTCACCGTCTCCTTCGTGGCTGCGAGCCGCTCCATCACTTCGCGCTTGATGATCGTGAAGCCCAGGCCGAGGGACGTGACCTTGACGTTGCCGAAGCCGTTGACCTCGCGCTCACCTTCCGCGCCGGGGAGGTTGACGAAGCACTGCGGCGGGTCTTTCTTGAGCGCGTACGCTCCGCCGATCATGTCGTGCGTGGCGCCGAATGCGACGAGCCGGAAGAAGTCGTTCGGCGCCCAGACCATGTCGGCGTCGATGAAGAACAGATGGGTGAAGTCGCTGCGCAGGAACGCGCCAGCGACCGCGTTACGCGCCCACGTCACCACTGAGCACCCGACGGGTGCCTCGATGCGGAACGGGATCTTCTCCTTGTCGAGCACCCGCACTGTGGCGAGGAGCGAGACGGCCGTCGGCCAGGGGATGCTCCCCGACCCTACCGGCATGCCGATCACGATCTTCGGGAGGCTCATCAGAGCCCCTGCAGCGCGGTTTCGACGTCGCCCCCGTACATCTTGAGGCCGACGTGCTTGATGTTCACCATCGGGTCAAGCCACACCGTGAAGCCGGCGGCGCGGATGTCCTCGAAGAATTTCATGTCCTCGCCCAGCCGGTGCCCCTCGGCGGTGCGGCCGAAGCTGAAGACCTCGCGGATCTCGGCGCTGTTCGTGCGGATGAGCGGCTTGCCCGCGGCGACGGCCTCGACGACTTCACGCTTCATGCAGGTGAACCCGAGCCCCAGCCCCGCGACCTCGATCAGCCCGAAGTCGTTCGGCGTATTCTTCGGCTCGCGGATCATGTAGCGCGCGGGCTCGGCCTTCTGCGTGTACGTGGCGCCGACGACGTCGACTTGGGTGCACAGCGACACGAGCCGGACAAAGTCCCTCGGGTGCCAGTGCATGTCCGAGTCGATCCAGAAGAGATGCGTGCCGTCCCCCCGTAAAAACTCATCGACGACCGCAGAGCGGGCGTCGATGACGATGGACGAACCGCAGGGGGCGATGTGGCGAGTGAGGAGCCGTTTTCGCATGCACTCGCGCGTGGTGTCGACGAGTGCGGCGGCGGTGGGGAATGGCACGAACCCGGTGTGAACCGGCATGCCGATGTCTACCCGCAGCTTGGCGGGATCAACTTCGAACGAGAACATTTCGCTCCTGAAAATGTGGAAGGTGCTGGGCGCACCCTCCGAAGCCTGCGGCGAGCCCTACGAAAGCGGCGTGACCTTGTCGCCGGAGCAGCGGGTCTGCCCCTTCACGTACCAGGTGCCGGCCGCGCCGTCGACGAATTCGAACTCGTCGCCGCCGAGACCGCCGGTCGTGGTGATGTTGAGCGCGATCTGGGTCGCGTTGGTCGAGAACCAGGCCGACGTGTCGGTGGCAACGGCCGTGCTGTCCAGCGAGTTCACCAGCACGTTGAACACACTGGCGGTGTTCACCAGTTGGAACGTGAGGGCGCCCGAGGTACGAGCGACGGTGTTGCGCACGCGGTAAACGTCGCCGCTGCCCACAGCTTGGGGCAGCTTGACGGTCACGGCCGCGGCCGCCGAAGCGGCGAGCAGCAAACGACCCTCGTGGTCCACCGGGTTCAGCGTGGTGGTGCCCGCTGCGAGAGTCTTGACCTTCTCGTCGAGGTTTTGCGGCTCGTTGGCGAGCCCGATTGATTGGCGAGACATGGATGTCCTTTTCGAGTGGAGGGAGAGCGGGGAGCAAGTCGGCGCTAGCCGACCGCTCCCTTAGTCACCCGAATTAGCCGGGCATCACCATCGCGATGCCACCTTTGTCGTAGGCTTCCGCCACGCCGTAGATGGTGTCCGCGGTCAGGAGCGTCGCCAGGTACTCCTGCTTGTACTGCGTCTGCACGCGCGGGCCGAGCACTTCGGCCAGGATCAGCGCGTCCCGGTGGGTCAGCAGGCCGACCTTGGCGGTCGTCGCGGACGTCGGGGTCGGGCAGTTGCTGGTCACATGGACGGACACGCCGTACACGTCGCCCAGCTTGCCGTTGCGGATGGTCTTGCCGTCACCGACGAACGCCTGCTCGGTGAAGCGCGCGAGGCCCATCATGATGCGGCGGCCAACCGGGGGGATGACCAGCGCGCGGTCCGACATCGGGATGTCGTTGTCGTCGAGCACCTGGATCACGCGCCGGATGCCGGCGTCGGTGATGGCAGTCGCGTTCGCGTTGCCGCCGGCGTCCACGAAGGCCGTGGTGCCGTCGCCGGCGATGACGCCGCCGGTCCAGGTCGAGGCACCGTCGCCGCCGTTAAGCGTGCGCGCGGCGTTGAAGATGCTGGAGTCCTTCTGCACCGCCAGGGCGTAGCCCGCGTCGTCGGTGTAGAACTTGCGCATCGAGGACAGCGCGTGGACTTCGGCGATGTCTTCGATCAGGCGGCTGTACTCGAAGTGAGCGGTGAGGGACACGGTCACGGACGCGCCGCCCGAGGCGATCAGCGTGGTGACGATCGTGTTCGCCGACTTGGCCGCAGCGGAGCCGCGGGTCGGCTTGGGCAGCTTGACGGTGTCGCCTTTCTTGCCCTTGACGTTCAGCTTGCGCACGAGCGCGGCCAGCACGACGTTCTTCTTGTGCGCGGCCATGATCTCGTCCATCCACTGAGTCGGCACGAAGCCGCTGGTGGCGAGATCTGCAGAAACTACGTTGGAACCTCCGAATGCCATGTGGCACCCCTTTCGAAATTGGATTGGAAAAAGGAAACAGCGCGTGTCGCGCGCATCGGCTCTTGTCGCAGCGGCGGGAGCTCAACGCAGGAGACCGCTTTTCCCTTGACACATCCGGGGGCGGGCACTGGAGGACTCGTCGGAGGCGTGCGGGCCGTGCCCGACGAGGGTACTGCGGAACCGCTGGCCGCCCGGGTAGCGTACTTATCTCCGGCGCCGTGACAGCGGGGTTACTGGTGGACTGGTTGCAGGAGAGGGATTTGAACCCACGGCATCCGCGGTATGAGCGCGGCGTTCTGCCAGGCTGAACTATCCTGCGTCTGAATTTGGTGGGCGCGGATGGATTCGAACCATCGCGGCGCTACGCGCTCCTGCTTTACAGGCAGGCGATTTCAACCACTCACCCACGCGCCCCGTATTTACGGGCGCGGATAACTGGTCTGGACGGCTGGATTCGAACCAGCGACCGCTCGCTTCCGAAACGAGCACTCTGACCTCTGAGCTACGCCCAGGTCGGAGATTGGTCGAGGTTGAACTCTCATACAACTATTATAGCAGGATCAGGAAACCCGGCATTTCCCCCGCTCCTGCAACAGCGGCCGGAGCGCGCCGTCGCCGTGGATCTTCACGCGCATGCGGGGGATTTCGCGCAGCATGAATTCCGCGAAAAGTGCCTGCCGGAACAAGAGCGTAGTGAGCACCCGAGGCTCGCCAGCGACCAAGACCTCCATGAATTCCGGGGCTAGGCCCTCATGCGGGCCAGCGTGGGTCTGCGCGCCGCGCGCGGAGGCATCCATCCCGAACCATTCCTGATCCCGGTGGCCGAGCTCGTACGCCAGCCGCGCCGCCTGCAGCCCGGCGTCGAACATCACTGGCTGCTTGAAATAGCGGTTGTCGAACGTCCCGCCGTCGGGCTGCACGACGTGAAAAAGGCTGACGTAATGACAACGGAGCCGGTCGAGATACGACGGGTGAACCTGCGTCGCAAGGTAATACTGCGTCGCTTCCTGAAAACGCGAGTTGTACCAAACTTTGTGCTCGCGATAGTCGGTGTCCGTGTGGTGCGTCGGTTGCACACCCCGATCACACAGAAAATCGTGCGCCTTCGACACAGTCCACACCGCGTCGAACTTGCCGCTTTGGATCAGCGGCCAGGTGTCCGCAAGGGACGGGCCGTAGCCCACGATGGCGACGCGCTTGCCGCGCGTCCCGTCCTTGCGAACACTCGGCAGCCCGCGAGCGCAGTTCGCGTCGCGGTTCGCCTGCACGATCGGAACGACGTCCTTCTCGACGTACGGCTTGCCCATCGAGAAGTCCTTCGCTCGCGGTAGTTGCACTACCGCACCCGGCCTTCTTTGTACGCCAGGGTGAGCTCGTCCGACAACGCCTCGTAGCGCTCCGGGTTCTCCTCCATCAAGCGCAGGACATCCGCCCGGCGGAAGATTTTCTTCGACGCGCCGCCCTTGCCAGCGGACGCGCCGCCGGTCGGCGCCGCAGCAGCGTTGGCCGCCGCTTCGCGCGCCGCCTTCGCGCCCTTCGCACGCGCCATCGTTGCCGCGGCGGCTTTGACTTCCGCTTCGGTCGGCTGCGCGTTGGCATCGGCCGCAGGCGCCGGGTCTGCCGCCGGCGCGGGGGCTTTGCGCACGCCCTTCAGCGCCTTCCAGGTGCTGAAGATTTCATCCCCAGCCTCGAAGTCGAACTTCGAGTGCGCGCGCTGCATGAGCCCCGAGCGCACGCGCGATGCGCCGACCCACTGGCGGAATTCCGGGTCTTTCAGGATCTCGGGCGCGTCCGGGTGCGCCGCGTTGAAGCGCTCGGTCGACGCGGTCGCGCGCGCCGCCTCGGTGTCCGCCGCGCTCTTGCCGAGCGTCGCGCGGATTTCCTTGATGAGCGGGTGATTCTCGATCATCTTGCTCACCGCGTCCTGCGGTTTGGCGAAGAACTCGGCTTCGTCCTGCACCGCCGGCGCAGCGGGCGCCGCAGCGGCCGGTGCGGCAGCGGCTTTGCGCTCGGCCAGCGACGCCAGGCTCGCCTGAATCAGCAAGTCGGCCTTGCGGCGGAACTCGCCGAGCTCGGAACCCTGCCGCCCGATCAGGCTTTGCGCCTCACGGTACATGCGCGCGAGTTCTGCGGGGGTTTTCCCGCGCAGATCCTCGGGAATCTCGTCATCCGCGCTCGGCGCGGCCTTCTTCTCCGGCGCAGCCGCCGGCGCGGCCTTTTTCTCCGGCGCGGCCGCCGGTTTGTCGTCGGCTTCCGGCTTCAGTTCTTCAAGGCTCGCGAATTCGACGGGATCGGCACCGTCGGCCGCGTCATCCGCGCCCTCGGCTTCCAGCAGCGCCTCGGTGGTGTCTTCGAGAACGCGGGACTTCGGTTGAATCTGTGCCATGCTTGCTTTTCCTCTCGCTCAAAGGGGCAAATTGATCGGTGCGCCCGGCTGCCCCCGAAAGGGCCGCGCGCAAATGCGGGAATTACTTGTACGTGCCGTGTTCGGCGACGTTTTTCTGCTCTTTTTTCATGTGGCTGTTGCGGCGCTGCTCCCACTTGTCGGCCGCGGTCGGAAAATGGCCGCTGCAGCCGTCAAGCGCGAAGCGCGGCGTGGCAATCTGACGCTTGCCGAGCGCGCCGCACGCGCATTCGACCTCGACGATGTCGGGATCGACGAAATGCTCGGTCGTGTGACCGTTGTGGCAGGTGAAATCGTAGACTCGCAGGCCCATTACTCGATCACCTTCGCCACACCGCCGGTCGAGGGCTCGGCTTCGCCGCCCTCTTCCTCGATGGCGAGCGCGTAAGCCGCTTCGCTGCGCTCCTGGTGCGAGTAGAGCCAGTCCATCTGCGCCAGTTCACCGTGTCGGAACAGCAACTGGTCGCCGTTCGCCACGCTGCGCACGGTATCGTGCACTTCGCGCATGCGCTCGACGTCTTCCATCAGCTTGCGCCAGCCGGGCGTCCCGTACATGGCGAAAAGCGCGTCGTAGTAGTCCTGCAGATCCTTGTCTTTCAACGCCTGCGGTGCCTGGCTCATGGTCTCGCTCCTCGATTACGCTCCGGTTGCAATGGTGGGGCGAGGACTTGCGTCCTCGGGCAACCGCGCCGGGAGCGAATCGGCGCGACTGCCACTACCCCATGTTCTTTACGGCAGGATTTGCGCTTGTCGGCCGACGAACGGGCGCGGCGCCGGGACCGGCACGGGCACAGGCACGGGAACCGGCTTGGCGGTGGCGCGCGCGGCGCGGACTTCGGACTCCGACTGGCGAGCGGCGGCGCGCTCCTCCGAGTGGGCGCGCTTGCTGTCCGCACGAGCACGTACGGCCTCGCTCGCGACGGCGCCAGCGGACTTCACCGCCTCGCTTTTCACGGACGCGCCGGACTGCAGGCGCGCGATGCGCTCGTTCGAGTCGATGTCCTTGTTCTTCAGCACCCGGTCGGCAATCGCCATGCGCCGGTCGAACTGCGCCTGCTGCTGGGACTCCGCGACCTGGTAGATTCCCTTGGTCGCGACGTCGAGCGCCTTGAACTTCGGCTCCAGAATCTCGTTCTTGGTCTTCGCGTCCTGCAGATTCGCGCGGCTGTTGAGCTCGCGGATCTTCGCTTCCATCTCCGCGATCTGGAGACGCACGCCGGTCTGCTGCAGTTGCGCCTGCATCGGGTCGACCGCTTGGTCGGTCTGCGCCTGCTCCATCGCCGCGGCGTTCGTGATCGACTGCTCGATCATTTTCATGATCTGCGAGCGGTGCGTAAGGCCGGTGTTCGACACCACGCCCATGAGCAGGATCTTGTACTCCTTGCTCGACGGGTCCATCGTCTGCATGAGCGACACGAGGTTCTGCGACTCGTACTCGCGCTGCAGAATCCCCATCGAGTTGCTGGCGTTGAACGTCCAGTTGAGCGGCGTGTAGCGCTCCGGGTAGAACTGCATGTTGCGCCACATCATCTTGCGCAGCGCGGGCACGTAGAAGCGGTCGATGAAGCCCATCAGCGTGCGCTTGTGGCGCTTGACGATGCCCGAGAGCATCATCGAGACGGCGCCGGGGCGCGCGTCGCCGCCAGCCTTCGCGGCGAGCGAGATGACATCGAGCGAGCCGGTCGCGCGCTGGATCATCTGATCCAGTTGGGCCGAGTGCTGGAACGTGCTCTGATCCAGTTGCCCGAAGTGCATCGGGTTCAGGATGTTTTTCGGGTCGCCGTTGGTCAGGATCGACTTGCCGGGCTTCACGGTAAGCTGGAAGCCGCGCGGCAGCTTCGAGGCGTCCATCGCCATCATGGGCGCGCTGGTGTACGCAAGCGCGTCGATGCGCGCGCGGAGCTCGGCGTCCATCACGCGCTGCGGAACTTGACCCTTCTCGCACACGCCGCGGCCCCAGAAGCGACCCGGGACGATGTCCCACGGGAACGCGACCATCGGGCGGTCTTCCATCAGGTACGGGGTCTTCACCGCCTTGATGCAAACGCCCTCGTTCGCGATGATGACGATGGCCTCGACCATGTCCGAGTCGATGGGGTCGACGGACTTCTCGCCGGAAGTCGCGGTCTCTTCGCGCTGCTCGGGCGCCAGGATCTCTTGAATCTCCTCCGGGCCGTCCTGCGCCGCATTCATGCCCTCGGCGAGCGCGCCGGCGTCCTCTTCGGTGAAGAGTTCGACCACCTGCCCCTTCGGGAACAGGAGATGCTCGGGCACGAGGCCGTAGTAGCGGATGACGTGCGCCTTGTCGTGCACGTATTCGTTCTCCACCTGCCGGTCGGCGCCTAGCTCGGTGTCGCCAGCGGCGGTGCCGACCTTGACGTCCCGGTATTCGCCGGATTTCTGGCCCGCGCGGATGATGTGGGCGCCGACGTACTCCTCGACCGCGACGCCGAGCGCCGTGTCGATGGTGCGCGCGATGGGGTCGATCAGGAAATTGCGCGGATTCACGCTCTGCAGGTACGAAAACGTCACATCTTTCGACACCACCTGCATCTGCGGCATCACACCCGGCTGCATCGCGGCGACAGAGGCCGCGATTTCACGCATCTTGAACTTCTTCACGAAGATTTCGCCGATGCCCGAACCGTAAACGGCCGCGTTGATGAGCGACTCCCCCACGGCGGTCGTGAATTCCGTGCGCGCGAGGTCTTCCTTGAGGTTCGTCTTGTTGCGGTCCGTGATTTCCTTCATCTCAGGGGCGTCTTCATTCTCCCCTTTCATGTCGAACAGGTCGCCGCGGCCGAACACCGCCTCCTCGACTTCGGCGACGATGTTCTCCACCGCTTCGCCGAGCGCCGGCGTGACGAGGGTCGAGCGCTCGGACTTCTTGTTCTTGTCCTCGCCGGACCACAGGCCGCGCCAGAGGCGCTCGTACTGGTCCCAATTCGTCTCGTAGTTCGCGCGCCGATGGTCGCGCCACTGCTTGACCCGGCCCATGATCCACGCGGTGAGATCGGCGAGCTCGTCCTTGGGTGCGTTGGCGTCGACGGCGGGCTTGGGCGCGTCACGCGGATCGTCCACGACGCGGGCGCGCTCGCCGATGAGTCCAGAACCGACAGTGATCTCAGCCATGTTTACAATCCCACCGAGTCATCGGTTGGGCTCCAGTAATCTTCAGATGCGATGTGCGCGAAATTGTGGAACACGCGCGCCGCCGCGAGTTGGGGGATGAAGGCCATCACGTCCGGCGCGTCATCGTGCACGAGCGGCGACGGGAAATTCAGGAACTGGTCCTTCACTTCGCGCATGTGCGGGCCGGGGCGCCAGAGAATCTTGCCGTGCTCCATGCGCCCTTGCAGCGCCCAGCCCACGCGCTCGTTCTTGGACTTGTTCTCGTGCGAGAGCGGCTCGATGGCGAGCGACATCTTGCGCTTCGACGCCTCGGACTGGATGTACGGCGCGACGGCCTGGTAGAGCGCGCCCTTCTCGATGCCGAGGTTCAGGGTCTGACAGCTTTCCACCGCGTCGACGATGCGTTTGGCGGTCTCCTGCACCGGCCAGCGGCCGAGGTAGAGATCCCGCACCCACCAGCGCTCGTCCTCCAGAATCTTCACGACCGCGATAGCCGTGTAGTCGAGCCGCTTCTGCCGGTAGCCGGTCGCCTTCTGCACATCGGCGAAGCCCGCCAGGTCCGCGACCACGTACCAGTCGCCCGGCACGGGCACCTTCTCGCCGCGCGCGTCGAGGGTGAACGGCTCCTCCTCGGCGTACTTGAACCACTCTTCTTTGAACGAGTCGGTCCCACCCGACTCAAAGCTCGCCATGAACTCCTGGCGGAACACCGCGCTCGACATCGTGTTCTTGGCGAGCTCGATCTCCTGCGGGTTCAGGAACGGGTTCGCCGTGCTGACGAAATGGAAGACGTCCCACATCGGCAGGTTGACATCTTTCGCCGCGTCCTGGATCAGATCCCAGAAATGGTTGCGGCCCTTCGGCGTGCCGATGAAGCCGGCGGTGCCCTCCACGTCCGCGAGCGCCGGGCGGATGATGGACTCCCACGTCTCGGGCTTCATGTCCGCGTACTCGTCGAGCTCGGCGTGCCAGAGGCCGACGCCGCGCAGCGTGTCGGGCCGGTCCGAGCCCTTGACGCCGATCAGCACCCCGTTCTTCAGGAAGATGTGCCCCTCGTTCGAGAGCGCGTTGTCGATGAACGGGCCGCCGACCCCGCCCAGCTTGTCGAGGATGAGATGCCAGTACAGCAGCTTCGCCTGCGTCGCAATCGGCGCGATGATGAAGACGGGCTTGCGCTTGACGTTGCGCGGGTCGAGCGCCTTCACGATCGCGCGCACGGCCGCGAGGTAGGTCTTGCCGAAGCGCCGCCCCGCGGTGAGGATCGTGAAGCGCTTCTTGCTACCGAACACCTTCATCTGCGCGGGGTGCAGGTGAAACTGCAGCGTGGTGTCGGCGGCGCCCTCCACTTACGACTTCTTCGTGTTCAGCAGGAAGTTGACCGGGCTGTTCGGGTTCTTCGCGCTCGCGACCGGCGCCGGGCGCTCGGCGACTTCCGAAAGCGCAACCCCGGCCGGGCGCACCGAGACGACGCGCGGGTCCAATTCGACCCATGCCTTGACCTCGTGCGTCTCGCACTCGGCCAGGCCCTTCGGCTCGAACACGACCGAGCCGAGCAGGATCTCCCCGTCGCCGAGGTAGATGTTGAAGCGGTTCGCTTCCGTCTGCGCACCGCCGGGCGCCTGCGCCACGATCACCGGCTTCGTGGGCTTCTTCTGGCGGATGCGCTCGTTCATGAAGATGTGGATCATGCGCGCACCGTCAGCAGCTTGCGGGTCAGCTTCTCGATCAGGCCGGGCTCGCGCAGCGGCGCGTAGCCTTCTTTGCGGAGGAGCACGCCCAGGTGGTGCGCCGGCTCGCCCATCGTGTTCGCGGCGAGGATGTCGAAGTTCAGCTTCCAGTACCAACGGTAGTCGGTCGCGGACGTGTCGAGCTCTTTCTGCTCGTCGTACCACTGCTGGTTCAGGAACAGGAAATGGTTGAGCGACAGGAAGCGCGTATGGCCCGGGTCGGCGAAGTGGTCCGCCCCCAAGGGGACAATCGCGGCGAAGGTGCCGCCGGGCTTGAGTATCCGGTGGAACTCGCCCATCTCGTCGAACCAGCCGCGCCAGTCGCCCTGCACGCCCCAATGCTCCAGTGAGTCGTAGGCGTGGACCTCGTCGAACTCGCCGTCCTTGAACGGGAACGGGCGCTTGCCCATGTCGTGCACGACGTCGGCGGAGGGGTGGATGTCGACGGTCGTGATCTTGCCGTTCCACTCCGGCGCCTCGCCGGGAAAGCGCAGCTTCTTGTCGCGGTTGCTCCCTGCTCCTACGAGCAGAATCTTGCGGGTCATGCGTTCGCTCCTACTTGGGGTTAATGGAACTGCGCGTCGGCGACGATCTTCGCCGCAAACTCTTCGAGCTCAAGGCGGACCTTGTCGCCCTTCACCACGAGGCGCCCGATCTTCTGGCCGCCGGAACTGTGCAGTGTGCGCACCCCGCTCTGCGTCGGGAGGATCACGCGTTTCACCACGTCCGAGCCGAGGACGAACTCGAAGGTGAACTTGCTCACCGCGCGGCGAGCGCGACCGCGCTGACCAGGTGATCCTTCATCGGCCGGAAGCCGTTCATCGGCGCGCGCATGTCGCGCACGAAAACGCCCCAGGCGTACGCGGTCTTGTCCCAGCGGCTGCGAAAGACGAGCGGCTCGCTTGGGAAAAGGACGACGCTCGGGCCGCTCGCCTCGGCGCCCGCTGGCGCGGAGCCCGAGCCGAAGCTTCCGCCCCAGCTACCTCCCCAACTCTGTCCCCATGCGCCTGCCACTATGCCGGTCCCCAAGGTAGTCCTGCGCTGCCGTCGCCGATGACTGTGACGCCGTTCACGACGAGCACGTTCACGTCCAGCTTGTTCGCCACGGTGAAGGTCATCTGATCCGTTTTTGCCTGAACCGCGGCGATTCCTGCGTTGTCCGGCGCCGTATAGCCGGCG